AAGATCAAGACGCTCTTTGAGCTATGGAATAATAGGAAGGACGACAAGTGAGCCTTATAAACCTTCAACAGAAAATAGGAGTAACGGCAGATGGTGCATTCGGTCCGGGAACATTTAAAAAGGCTGCGGCTTTCTATAAACTTTCGCCAGATAGGGCAGCGCATTTCTTTGCTCAAACAGCGCATGAAAGCGGCGGCTTCAAAGCTTTTAGCGAGAACCTTAACTATGGTGCGAAAGGTTTACGCGGTATCTTTGGCAAGTATTTCCAGACTGAAGCAATGGCTAAAGCGTATGAACGCCAGCCAAAAAAGATTGCTAATCGGGTATACGCAAACCGCATGGGCAATGGCGATGAAGCGTCTGGGGATGGCTGGAAGTTCCGTGGACGTGGCGCTCTCCAGCTTACTGGCAAAGACAATTACCAAGCCTTCGCAAACTACATCGGACGACCCGAAGTAATGGACAACCCAGACCTTGTGGCTGGGGAACTATGCTTTGAAAGCGCGCTGTGGTTCTTCGACCGCAACAAACTGTGGTCGATCTGCGACCGAGGTACAGGCGACGCCGCGATCCTCGCACTGACAAAGCGGATCAACGGGGGCACACACGGCCTCAACGACCGTAAGGCAAAGACGAAGAAGTACGCGACATGGCTTTAATTCCCAACCCTGTGATGCTTTACGCATTGGGCGGCGCGCTTATTATTGGCGCGGCATCCGGCTACAAGGTCCGTGACTGGCAGTGCGATGCCGCCTTCGCAAAGGCGCTGGAGAAGGCTGAAAAGCTACGTGTCAAAAAACAAGAGGTAGTAGATGATGTTTCGCAAACCTACGAAGTTGAACGAGATCAAGCCAATGTGGTGGCAACCGAACGAACCAACACCATTCGTGAGATATACAAAACGGCTCCTGCCGTTCCTGTTGATTGCGCTGGTTCTGATGCTCTGCGCCGGGTGCTCGAAGGCGGTGTCCGTGACGCCAATGCCGCTTCCTCCGGCGAACCTAGCGGCGAAGTGTCCAACGCTTCAAGATCCACCAAAGGTGTTGATTGACCCCGAGCGTGCGCTCTGGGAGGCTGACATTATTGCGAAATATACAGATTGTAGTAGCAAGCATCGCTTGACAGTAAAAGCGTGGGAAGATGCCGTAAACGCCAAGTGACGTGAGCGACACAGCCAGAAAGGCTCCTAATGCCTAGAACTATAAGTGTAGACGAGAAGCTCTTTGACTTCTGCACACCGAACCAACGCAAAGTCCTTGACGCAATAATTTTCTACGGCGGCGCAAAAGCCGCCGACGAAGCCCTTGGCATGTATAAGGGCGGCGCGTCTGAGATATACAACAACGTCAAGAACAAGGCCGCGAAGGTGGGCTACTCACCGGAGCACGACTTCACGCGTCCAGTGCCAGATGGCTACACCGCAAAAGGGGTCAGCACCTACTACAACAAAGAAGGTAAACCAACAGGGCAGTGGGTCAAGGCGTCTATTGATAACGAGCGTCAGCAGCAGATATTCCGTGATGCTCTTAACGCGATGGCGAGCACTCTGCCGCGCCTCGATCCAATCATCGCGCCAGAGCAGTTCAACGCCGACCTACTGACGCTGTACACGCTAACCGACGCGCACATCGGCATGCTGGCGTGGCACCGCGAGAACATGCAGGCCGACTGGGATTTGCAGATTGCAGAGGCTGTCATTGTCGGCTGCTTCGAGCAGATCATCAAATGCTCGCCCGACAGCGAGACGGCCGTGCTGAACCAGCTCGGCGACTTGCTGCACTATGACGGCCTGTCGGCCGTTACGCCAACCAGCGGGCACGTCCTCGACGCTGACGGCCGCTTCACCAAGATGGTCGAAGTTGCCGTGCGTGTGCTGCGCCGCATCATCAACATGTTGCTGGCCAAACACAAGAACGTCCACGTCATCCTCGCGGAGGGCAACCACGACATGGCCTCGTCTGTGTGGCTGCGCACGATGTTCAAGGCGCTGTATGAAAACGAGCCGCGCATCACCGTTGATGACAGCGCGCTGCCGTACTACGCATATGAATTTGGCGACGTCATGCTGACCTTCCACCACAGCCACTTGAAGAAGTTTGGCGCGATGCGTGAGGTTATTCCCGCCATGTTCTCCGAGATATGGGGGCGCACAAAGAAGCGGTATTGCCACACAGGGAATTACCACCACACCAAAGAAGAGGAACATGCAGGCCTGAAGGTTTTCCAGCACCCGACACTGGCCGCTCGCGACGCATACGCCTCTCGCGGCGCGTGGTTCTCGGACAGGGAAGTGTGTTCGATCACGTACCACAAAAAGTTCGGGCAGGGGATGCGGGTCTACGCTTGCCCTGAGATGCTGGATGCCGTATGATGAATGCGGGTTTCCTAGTGCGCAAAACGTAAAAAACTGATATAGGGGCGGGTTATGGCCACTACGATGACATTCACGACGTTGAAACAAGACGTGCAGCGCTATCTTGAGCGCGGCAACACGCTTGCGTCCGACCCCATTGTCTTTGAGCAAATCCCTCGCCTAATCAACCTCGCCGAGCGTCGCATCGCCCGCGAGCTTAAGATCGAGGGCTTCATCAACGTGGTGACCGGCACGCTCTCCAGCGGCCAGTCTGTATACCCCAAGCCCGACCGCTGGCGCGATACGGTGTCGATGAGCATCGGCACTGGTACGGGGAACAACACCCGTAAAGTCTTGTTCTCCCGCGTGTACGAGTATCTGCGGTCCTACTGGCCGAACGCCTTAGAGACGGACGTGCCCCTCTTTTACAGCGACTATGACTACAGCCACTGGTTGCTGGCCCCAACGCCGAACGCCGACTACCCGTTCGAGATCTTGTACTACGAGCTGCCGCCCTTACTCGACGAGAGCGTGCAGACAAACTGGATTACCGAATACGCCCCGCAGCTCCTGCTTTACGGCACGCTGGTTGAGGCGACGCCGTTCCTGAAGAACGACGAACGCATCCCAGTTTGGCAGAGCATGTACGACCGCGCGGCGGCAATGTTGAACGGCGAAGACCTCGCTAAAATTCTAGACCGATCCGCCGTGCGCAAGGAGGCATAATGTCCACGTCATTTACACAAGTTTTTGGTGGTACGACGATATACCCCTCGGACGTATCCTACCTCGCACTCGCGCTAACTGGGAACACCACACTTCAGTGGCCGCTTGAGGCCACCACCGGCAACAACATCGTCGCGCGCATCATCGACGTCACACCGACGGGCGCGTTCACCATAACAATGCCGGACGCGACCGAAGTGGGTGTCGGCCAGACGATCCTGTTCAATAACCTCGGGCCGAGCACCATCAACGTCAACAGCGCGTCTGGTGCCGCAATTCTGACCATAGAGGCGGGCCAGCAGTGGCAGTGCTACCTCATCAACAACACGACTGTTGGCGGCACGTGGCGCACGTTCCGCTACGGCGCTGCCGTGGCGCAGGCTCAAGCCGCCGCGCTGGCTGGCGCTGGCTTAATCGCGGATGGGTCAACACTCGCCCAGAACTACGACGTCGCTGACTTCTCTGTTACGCCGTACACCTCAACGACCGCTGACCGCGCTAGGATTTTTGTTTGGACCGGCGGCCTCGGCACATTTAACCTGCCGACTGCTGTCTCCGCTGGCGACGGTTGGTTCGTACAGATCCGTAACGGAGGCCAAGGTGACCTGACCATCGACCCGTCTGGCACCGAGCTTATCAACGCGGCGTCCACGCTGCGCTTGCAGCCGGGCGACAGCGCCGTGATCGTAAGCGACGGCGTGCAGTGGTACACCATCGGCCTCGGCCAGCAGGCGGTCTTCGCCTTCGACTACACGACCATCGCCGTCACTGGCGGCACGTACACGCTCGCTGGCTCTGAGCTGAACCGCATCGCGTACAAGTTCACAGGCACACTGGCCTCCAACGCCAACATCGTCGTGCCCGCAACGGTGCAGCAATACTGGGTCAACAACGCCACGACCGGCGCGTTCACGCTTGGCGTCAAGACCGCCAGCGGCACAGCCACTTTGGTCACTCAGGGCGCAACGGCCATCCTGTACTGCGATGGCACGGAAATCATATCGGCAACCACCTCGGCGGCCTTCGCGGGCGTCCTACCTGTAACACAGGGCGGGACAGGTGCGACTACCGCGTCAGGCGCGCGTACCAACCTCGGCGCAACGGGTATCGGCTCGGCGCTGTTTACCGCCGCGACTGCGGCGAGTGCTCGGGGCACTATAACCGCCGCAGCCTCTGGCGCGAACTCCGACATCACGTCGATCACTGGCCTCACAACGGCGTTGACTGTCGCGCAAGGCGGCACAGGCGCGACGACGGCAGGCGGTGCGTTGACTAACCTCGGCGCGGCAGCCGCTGGCGCGAACACCGACATCACTGCCCTCGACCAAGACGTGACGATCACGGCCACTGGTACGATAGCGGCGGGCACACTCGGCTATCGCGGTCTGCCACAGAACAGCCAGACCGGTGCGTACACGCTGGCGTTGTCTGATGCGGGCAAGCAGGTTTCCAACACGACTGGCGGCTTTGTCATTCCGGCTAATGGTTCGGTAGCCTTCCCCATCGGGACAGCGGTCGCCCTCTTCAACAACAGCGGCAGCAGCCAAACGGTGTCCATCACGACAGATACGCTACGTCAGGCAGGGACCGCGAACACGGGGACGCGCACTCTCGCGCAATACGGCCTAGCAACGTGCGTTAAAGTTGCCTCTACTACATGGGTAATCAGCGGCGCGGGTCTCAGCTAATGACTGGGATTATATGCGCTCTGGCTGGAAGCGGCGGCGGCTCCGAATACATTGGCGAAGCAACGGTAACCGTCGGGTTCCTATCACAAGGCAGTTTCTCCAGCTACGGTAAGGGCGGCGGCGGCCAAGGTAGCATTGCCCCTGCAACATGGGCAAATAGCGGCTTGACTGTCGATACACTTAAAGACGTTTATAACTCTGGTGTGCCAGCGTGGTTAGATTTCACGGTTATTGGAAGCGCGCCTAATTCTGGTTGGGAAACACTGACTGTCGGGGGAACCACGATAAACCGCGTTGACGGCTCGTATACTAACAATGGGTCAACGACGACATGGATATTTAACGGCGCGCCCACCGTGTTCGGTACAACTGTTGGTGATACGAGGACAGTCGTATGGGGATAGCAATCTTCTACCCAGCAAACGAAGCTGAATGGTACGCCAAGGGTACGCTTGAGGGCGGCACCTACTTCGAAGTGCCTGCTGTGTTTAATCCGGATGGCACTTGCGATACAGCGGCTACCGACGCTAAAGTGCAGCAGTTAATCTTTGCCTTGAGTGTGAAAAGCTAATGCCTGAACAAATCGTACAGATACGCTCCGCCCCCGGCATCAAGCGCGACGGCACCAAGTTCGAGGGCGACCAGTACGTCGACGGCCAGTGGGTCCGCTTCCAGCGTGGGTTGCCGCGTAAGATCGGCGGCTACCGCTCGATCAACAAGTTCCTGCGCGGCCTGCCGCGTGCGCTGCACGAGTATACGCAGGATCTGCTGACATACGTCCACGCAGGCTCGTCCGACCGCCTTGAGCGCTTCTTCATCGACGCCACGTACAACACGAGCGTCATCACCGACCGCACACCCTCGTCGGGCTTCACCACAGCCGACGCAAACATGTGGCAGTTCGCCACGGCGTACGACACGACGAACGGCAACCAGATCGTCGCGCAAGTCGCGCCGAACCTGAACTGCATATGCAACAGCGACGGCGGCGCGCTCTTCGTCGGCAACCTCCTTGGCACGTCTGTTCTGACGCAAGTCACCACGGTGCCCGCAAACTTCAGCGTCACTGGCGGCGTGGTCACACTGCCGCCGTACACATTCGCCTTCGGCAACGACGGCTACGCGGCGTGGTCCGTGCCTAACGACCCCGCCGACTTCACCGGCTCCGGCGCGGGCAATGCGTACATCACCGGTCAAAAGATCGTCAAGGGAATGCCACTGCGTGGCGGCCCCGGAAACAGCCCGTCGGGACTGTTTTGGTCGGCGGACAGCCTCATTCGAGGCACGTATGTCGGCGGCACGGCGGTGTTCCAGTTCGACACGATCAGTGCGCAGTCGTCAATCTTGGCAGCCAACAGCGTCATCGAGTATGACGGCATCTTCTACTGGATCGGCACCGACCGCTTCTTAATGTTCAACGGCGTCGTGCGCGAAGTCGAGAACAACCTGAACATCAACTTCTTCTTCGACAACCTGAACTATGCGCAGCGCCAGAAGGTGTTCGCGTACAAGGTTCCGCGCTTCGGCGAGATATGGTGGTGCTTCCCGTTCGGCGACAGCATCGAGCCGAACCACGCCGTCATCTACAACGTGCGTGAGAATACGTGGTACGACACCGAGCTGCCCAATGGCGGTCGCGGTGCGGGCCTCTTCCCTGCTGTGTTCAGCAAGCCGCTCCTGTCCGGCGTCGAGCCGCAGGAGGCTCAAGCAGTTAGCGTCGCCATCAACGCGGCAGGAACCGGCTACACCGTAGGCAACACCCTCGACGTTGTGGGCGGTCTCGGCCAGATTGACGCGGAGCTGACGGTGACCACCGTCAACGGCTCCGGCGGTATTACTGGCGTCACCATCAGCAACGCGGGTCAGTATGACGAAATCCCAGCCAACCCAGTAAGCGTGACTGGAGGCTCGGGCAGCGCGGCCACGTTCAACCTGACATTCGACAACCCGTACAAGTTCTGGGTTCACGAGGTCGGCACAGATGAGATCGACGGCCTGACGCTCAACCCGATACAGTCGTATTTCGAGACGGCTGACCTGTCGCTGCCCGTCACGTCGGGCATCAACAAGTCCATGCAGGCCTTGATGATTGAACCAGACTTCGTGCAGAGCGGCGACATGACTGTGCAGGTTATGGGCCGAGCCAACGCCCGTGCGCCTGAAGTGAACGGCATCATCATGACGTTTGTGGAAGACCCAGAGACGCCGCAGGAGCAGGTCGTCTTCCTCAAGACACAGCGCCGCGAGCTGCGCTTCCGCTTCGAGAGCAACACCCTCGGCGGCAACTATCAGATGGGCCTCGTGCTTGCGCACGTCCAGCCCGGCGACGGGACGACACTGGGATGATCGACCCTCGTGGAATGACTTGGCAAGACTGGGCCTGTTCGGTTATACTGTCCGTCAACGACGCGTGGGCATTCGGCACACCTCCCGCAGAGGCCGAGTGGCAAGGCTGGGCGATAGGGCTGTTGCGTGCCTCCCCATTTACGCAGCAAATTATTCCCGACCCATACCAGTTCTCGGATTGGCGTGAGTGGGGAATGCGTGTATATCCAATGCTCGAAGGTACAAGCTCATGAACTACATCCCCGGCTTCAGCAACTATCTGGAAACGTCCATGCCGCGCTACGCGAAGGGCGGCCCTGCGCGGTTCAACGGGGAAGACATTTATGGCGGTGCCGCAGTCATGGACACGCCCCGTCAGGCGGCGGTCGCGCCGACGACGCAAGCTGCTGCGTCTGCGGCGGCCCCAGAAACTGAAGCTCAGGAACGCGCGCGACTTACAGCTTACCTTCCCGCTGCACTTTTGGGCGGCGCAAACCCGAATGATTTCGACATGGGGTTCCTGCGCCAAATGGCGAAGAACGCCGACCGGTACTATTGGGACCAAAAAGAAGCCGCCCATACGAAGGCGAACCCCCGTGTTAGTTACGCGACGGCGGACCCCGCCGAGTACTACAAGGCTTTCGGCACGGTGCCTATCTCCTTTACCGGGACTTCAGGATACATGGACAAGGGTGTTAAAGGCCCGTCTATCGACTATCTGACACCCGAAGCTGGCGCGACTTACTCGCTGTACAGCCCAAAAACGGGACAACTTATTGGCACCGGCACTGGGGCTGAAGGCCTGCTGGCGTTGGCCAAACAAGCCAACGACATGAACGAAAGTCAAGGCCGTAAGGCCGACTTCCAACTCGTGAAGACGGGTGCCGGTTCTACCACCCCAGAGGTTTTAGGCACCAACTTATACAACAGCGACCGCACGGCGCTGGGCAATGTTATGAGTGTGGTCGGTAAGGCACTGCCCCTCGCGACGATGTTCATACCGGGCTTGAACGTCCTCAGCGGTATCGCCGTTGGCGCGGGCCTCGGCGGCGTAGGCGCGCAGTTGCAGGGTAAGAACGCCCTTAAAGGCGCGCTCATGGGAGGTTTGTCTTCGGCTGGCGGTCAAGTGCTTGGGCCAGCACTCGAGGGTGGAGGCGCTCTTGGCGCTAATCTGGCCCCAAGGCTCGCCACCTCAATCGGCACGGGCATCGGCTCGACCGCAGGTGGTTTGGTCACAGGCCAGAGCCTGAAGAACTCTCTCCTTGGGGGTGTCGCTTCTGGCGCGCTTAGTTACATGTCACCCGACATAACTAAAGGTCTTAAAGATCTTGGCATAGTTCCGGGCGCGAATGTTAATACCAACACTAGCGGCAGCGCCCCCAGCGGTGGTGACATCGTGGTTAGCGCAACCCCCGCAGTCACCCCAACTAACCTAAACACATCTTTCGGTAATTCGCAGAATAAGATCCAACAGATGGTAAAACCAAAGACTGAAACCCCGTACGACGGCCTCACCGTCACCGGCGGCAAGTTCGGTACTGTTGGTTTTGGTGGCGACCTGTCCGGTGCCGACCGGTTCGGCACGCCCGGAAGCGACACCTCCGCGTTTAAGAAGATGTACGAAGAGCCTTACGACCCGAATGAAATCCTCGTTAAGGCTACTACGACGACTACCCCCGTTTCCAGTGGTCTATCGCCCGACGTGCAGGCTGGAATAGCTGAATTTGAGAAGAACCCCATCATCTCTGAAGGTTCTAAGAGGGTTACCCCCGTTTCCGCTCCGGTAACAGGCCCTCTTACAACAACAGCTCCAGCGGTTCTGCCGAAGGACATTGTCGTAGACGCCACTACGAAGACTACCCCCGTTTCCAGCGGTTTCACCCTGTCGTCGGATACGCTTTCTGAGATTGACAAACTGTCTGAAGCGGAAAGAAAAGCTAAGGAAGAAGAAGCCAAGAAGAAGCTCGAAGTCGAAGACTACCTGCGCCTCGCAAGTCTTGCCACCGGCCTAGTCGGCAACCTCACCGGCGGCGGTAAAGACGGCTCAGGCTCGTCGGGCACATACATCCCCGGCGGCGTTGGCAGCGGCCGCCTGAACCCAATCTTCTCGGCCCAACTGCCCGCAGCGGGCGGTCTCGGCACTGTCGGCGCGACCCGCACGGCGCGTCAGTTGGGCGACGTAGACTGGCTTACTTACGGCATGCGGCCTGAGCTTAAATTCTTCGACTACGCGACGTCGCCAGCCAACCCCGCGCCTGTCACAACACCCGTGCCCGGCAACCCCGCTGGCCCAATTATGCAACAGCGCGATCCTATGGTTATGGCCGAGGGCGGCGCACTCGCCGCAAAGCGTGGTGGCCGGTCACAACGCACTGAATTTGCAGTCAACGGCCCCGGCACTGGCCGCAGCGATGACATCCCTGCGGTGCTGTCCGACGGTGAATATGTCATCGACGCCGAGACTGTCGCCCTATTGGGTGACGGATCGAGCAAGGCTGGCGCGAAGAAGCTGGACGACCTGCGGGTCAAAGTTCGTAAACACAAGGGTCAGAAGTTGGCAAAGGGCCGTTTTAGTGCTAATGCCAAGAAGCCCGAAGCATATCTGTCTGGAGGACGTATTTAATGGCTGTCAGTTCATTCATGGCCGAAGGGGCAACAATCCCGCAAGGCTCGGCCCTCACGGACGTAACCAAACAGACGGTGATGCCTGAGTGGTACACTAACTATGCGATGGATATGCTTTCGGGGCAGAAGGCTTTAGCCAGCCGTCCGTACCAAACCGCGCCCATGCCACGCATTGCGGGCTTCACGCCGACGCAAGAGAAGTCCTTCGGCATGACCGAGACTGCGGCCGGTGCATACCAGCCGATGCTCGACCAAGCCACGCAGGCCGCGCAGGCAGCCGCAAACGCGCCGGGCGCGCTCAACGTAGCGCAGCCGTACTTGACGCAGGCGGGCCAGACGTCCGTGTCGAACATCGGCCAGTACATGGACCCGTACAACGAGGCCGTCACCAAACGCATCGCCGAGTTGGGCACACGCAACCTCACCGAAAACATTATGCCTCAGATCGAGGGACGCTACATCCAAGCCGGTCAGCTCGGCTTCGGCGGACGCGGTGGCGCGGGCACGCCGTCGGGCATGATGACCGACACCTCACGCGCCATTCGCGACACCAGCGCCGACATCCTCGGCAAGCAGACCGAGGCGCTTCAGTCCGGCTACGCGCAGGCCGCAGGGCTTGCGGGCACCGACTTGGCGCGCTTTGGCAACCTTGCAGGCACGGCTGGCAATCTGGCGCAGGCACAACAGCAACAGCAGCTCGCCGCCTCCGGCGCTCTGTCCTCACTCGGCGAGCAGGCGCAGACCCTCGGCCTCACCGGCGCGGGCGCACTGGGCAACGTCGGCGCGCTGCAACAGCAACAGGGTCAGAAGAACCTCGACGTGGCCTACGGCGACTTCCTGCGTCAGCAGGGCTACGAGCAGGAGCAGATCGACAACATGATGAAGACGTTCCAAGGCGTCGCCTCCGGTATCCCGACTGCGACACAAGAGTACGGCATCTCGCCGTCGAGCGCGGAGCAGAAATACCCAGCCAGCACGGCGTCGAATGTCGCCGCTGGTTTGTCTGGCGGGGCGGCTCTTATTAAGGAATTGAAGGACGCGGGCGTTTTCAAATGATTACGGTCGATCCGCCCCTCGCACCGTGGCAGATTGACCATATTCGTAAGATGCAAGAAGAATTGGGTTTGCCGCAAACGGCACCTGACACAGAGGAAGTTACGATGGACGAAGAACTGAACGGCCAACCCCCCGCAGATACTGGCGATGTGGCAGGCGGATTGTCGGTGTACGGCGACGCTGATGTCAAGGCGGCTATGGATAAGGAGGCAACACTCGCGGGCGAGCGCGAGAAGTATTACGACAGGATTGCCAAGGCACTTGAAGAGAAGCGCTACGGCCCGTCGTTCAGCGAGCGCATGTTCCAACTGTCGGCGGCGTTTGCCGCACCAACAAGCACGCGCGGCTTCAGCGGCGTCATGGGCAACATCATGCCCGTCTTGGCGGCACAGCAGAAGGCTCGGCGCGAGGGCGAGATTAGCCGCCGTGAGGCGCTTGAGCAGTTGGAGGCAAACCGCCTCACCAACAAGTTGGGCCTCGCTAGGCAGGACACGCAGACGAAGATCGCCCTTGCGAAGTTGGCGAAGCAGCCCCCTGTTAGGGGCGTTGCTGTCGGCGACACGTTGCGTAACCCGTATACCAATGAGGTTATGGGTCCAGAGTACAACCGCGTGCCGATGCCTGACTACTACAAAGCTCTTGAAGCCGCCCCGACACCGGAAAACTTACAAGCCGCAGTGGCGTATTATCCGACGTTTGCGGTACAACTCAAGGCAGCTTATGACCGTGGCTTAAAGAATAAAGGACGTTAAATGCAAACGCTCAATCCTGCGGACTTTTTAGACACGCAAGCATCACCAAAGCAATCGAAGGCGTCGGCTGAGGCGCAAACCTCTGGCGCTGAAGCTAGGTATGCGGATATGGCGAAGGGTGCTGAGGCTCGGAAGAAGCAAGCCGAAGCCGACATCGTCAACGCAACGTCAGTAGACGCAATCCGAGAGGCCCGCGCAAGGGCAGACAAAGCTGAAGTTGACCTTCAGGCTGCTCGTGAGGCACTCGCGAAGGGTCCAGCCAAGAGCGTTACTGAAATTGAGTTAGATGCAAAAGCTAAGGGCGCAAAATCGCGCGCGGCAGTCGTGCGCGCGCAGATGCTAAATAACATCCAACTGTACAAGAACGAGATTAAAGGCCAACCGGCCTCGCGCCTGTTTGGTTACACGGAAATGTTCGACAAACCTAGCTTTGGTGGCGTAGTCCCAGCTATTCCCGCTTACGAAAATTTCACCAAAGCCAACGCCGCTATCCTCCCGCTGATACGCCCTCTCGTCGCGCAGTCGTCGAAGGAAGGCGACAGCGACAAGGAAATGGCGGTTTTCATGGCCTATATTCCCGAAGCTGGGGACAGCGACCGCACAATCGAAACCAAGTACGCCATGCTTGATACCCTTATCGCCGGTATGGCCGAGGGGCGTCCCGCGTCCGAAATCGTGGCGATGGGCGTCAAGCCGCGCAACGTAGATGACGTAGAAATGTCGATCCGCCGCGAACTGGCACCGAACGAAATTAAAGGCTATCGCATCCCCGCCACAACTGAAGGCAAAATCCGTGCGCTGTATGCTGACAAGCAACTTACGCCAGAGGCGTATGCCGATCTCGTTGTCGCAGGAGCCATAGAGGCAGGCCTAAAACCCGACGAGGCGTTTAAGGCCGACGCGTTGGCCAAGGGCGCAGAAGCCGTATCCAATATGGAGAAAGGCATTCAGTGGGGCGGCTTTAGTTATGGCGACGTAGACAAGGCAGCTAAAGAAGGTCTCGCTTGGCCAGAAGCCGCGTTGTCTGGCGTGATCAACCTCCCGTATAGCGCCCTTGAGACGTTCGCAGAGACCGGAAAGGCGCTAACCGTTGGTTTACCCGAGACGGTACAAACCATAGGAAAACTGGCAGGCGACGCCATCGGCGTGACCGACGGCGAAACTTTGCAAGCCCTCGGTGAGTTTTACACCAACCGGTACCTCACGGAACAAGGCTTCAAGGAGGCAATCGCGCAAAACCCTTTTGAGGTTTTGTTGGACGCAAGCACGGTTAGCGGTGCCTTGGGCAAGGTCGGCAAACTTGAGGCTGCGACAAAACTAAGCAACGCGCTAGACCCAGTTGCGCTAGCCACTCGTGTGGCAAAGTTTCCGTTTCAAACAGCGGCGGGTGCTGGGCGTTTGGCGCGCGAAGGTGTCACAGAGGCTCTCGGTGTCACCACCGGCGCAGGCGGCGACGCACTGCGTGAGGCGGCGAAGGCTGGTCGCGAAGGCGGCGAAGGTGCCAAAACTTTCCTCGAAAACATGCGCGGTGGCGGCAGCATGGAAGACGTGCTGAACCAAGCCCGCGAGGCTGTGGGCAATATGCGCAAAAATGCGTCAGAAGCGTATCGCACTGGTATGCTTGATGTCAGCAAGGACAAGAGCGTTGTTGACTTCACGCCCATCTATGATCGGTTGAGCAAGTTGCGCGAGCGTGCGTACATCGGCGATAAAGTCAAAAACCCGTCGGCCGCAGCCGTCTACGAGAAGGCCAAAAGCATCGTTGACGACTGGAACACCAGCGACCCCGCAGTGTTTCATACGCCGGAAGGCATGGACGGCCTCAAGCAGCGTCTGGGCGACTTGTCCAACGATTTTGCAACGGAAAACAATCGCCGCGCCGCGTCTATAGCATCTGGTGTGTACGATGAGGTGCGCAAGTCGATCAATAATCAGGTGCCTAGCTATGCCAAGGTCATGGAAGGTTACGAAACCGCGACCAAGACCATGCGCGACATCGAGAACACCCTTTCGCTGAAGCCGGGCGCACAGATTGACACTTCATTGCGTAAGCTCCAGTCGATCATGCGTAACAACGCCAACACCAACTATGGTCGGCGTGTTGAACTGGGCCGCACACTTGAGGAGGCTGGCGCTGAAGGACTGTTCCCGTCTCTGGCGGGCCAGCAGTTGTCCACGAAAACACCTCGCGGCCTCGGGCAGGTAACCGCTGGCGGTAGCATATTGGGCGCTATCCCAACTGGGGGCGCATCGCTGTTTGGCTTGCCTTTAGCGTCGCCCCGTCTGATGGGTGAAACCGCGTTCAAAGCAGGCCAAGCCACAGGCGCAGCCGAGAGGGCGGTAACACCCTTCATGCAAAGCATGGCGGGTCGCACGGCACCGTACAGCGACGCCATATTGGGGCTTGTTGAAAAGTACAACGCCAACCGACTTCCTATTCAGGGCGGCATGGCGGCCATTCAGGGTCTCGAAGGCGCGCAAATGCGGCCTGAAGAACAGGTTAACGTCACGGCCACCGAGGGTTACCCTGCGCAGGCTATGGCGGATCTTGCGGCGCGTTACGAGATGACACCTGTCGCCGCAGAGCCAGAGGCCGCAGCGGTGCCTGTGGAAGGCACCGTCTTAGTGGACGGCCGCCCAACGGAGATACGCGGGGACGGACGCCGCTATTTCATAGGCACCAACGAGCTTGCCGAGGCGGATAACGACCCGCTCTTGGACCGCAGCGATCCCGCACTCGGCATGTACCGTGGCGGCACCGTGCAGGCGTTCAAGAATGGTGGCGACAAGGGCACGCCTAAGAAGCGGACAAGCTGGTACGACGACCTGACGATGGCGGTCAGCCGCCGCAGTAATGACCTTGTGGCAGCGGCCGCCGATCTGGCGGACAAATACGGCATATCACCGGCCAACGCCACCGCGTGGATCGCGCAGAATGTCGCTGGCTACTCGCCGCAACAGGCCGCACAGATCCGCCGCAACCTGAGCGGCGTGAGCAATCGTGCTATCGTCAATGCCGGTGCCGCGTCGAACGAGACCCGCTTCCGTAACGCTGGCGGTCGCGGCGCTCGCTCGGCCGACATGGTGACGTTGCCTGTTCGCATGAGCGACGTAGCCTACCGGGTTCAGGACATTCCACGCGCAGTCGTAAGCGAGACCCCTAAAGCGCTTCGGGCCGCAGGCAATTACATCACCAGCACCGCGCCGCAGACTATGCTCCGCGACGCGCAGCGCGCAGGTTCTGTCGCCATTAACGCAATCGCGGAGGATCCGTATGGCGTGGCTTTTGATACAGCCTTGTATCCTGCGTTTCCGATAGCGGCCAGCGCGGGCGACTTCGCTGCGATGCGCGGCGGGGCGCGCGAGCTAAGTCCGTACGTGCGTGACGACGTTGAAGCCGCAGATGCCAAGCGTATGGTTGATGCGCTGTCGGTGCTGCCAATAAGCGGCGGGATGGCGGGTCGTCGCCTAACAAAGAAGCGCTAACGATGGGTATCCCGTCACGTTTCGCCGCCAAAGCTGCTGCCAAAGCTGCTGCCAAGGCTGCCGGTAAAGCTGCAAAACTGAAGGTTATCCCTAAACCAAAGGTGGAAACACCTCCGGCCAGACCGCGCGCGGTAACACGACCCGACGATAAGTTTCGGGGTGAAGGTACGCCTCAGATAACGGTTGTGAAGCCCAAAAAACCTTTTGTAGCCCGAAGCACAACTCAATCCCAGATCGACGACATGATAGCGTCTGGCTTAGTGCGCCCAAAAGAAGGCGGTTACGGCAAACAGCAATCTCCGCAAATCTATTTTGGCGAAAGTGACGCCGCGCTGCCGACGGACGTGTTTAGCCGCCCACGGCCGGGTAAATTTGTACTTGTTGGGAAAAGCGAGAACCTTGCGGGCCGAGAAGGCCCAATCAGCCTCGATGACCTTGAGCATATATGGGAAGACGTAGACGGCGAGATTGTAGACATTCTACCCGACGTCCTACGCAAAAACCAAGAGTTTGTACCGACGCGCGCGCCGTCGTTAGACATGGGCACTGAGGCACGCATGGCGCGCGCCCGTGACATGGGCTTCGACGTAGACAACCCATTGTACGTTTCTACGTTAGGTGACGTTGCGGCCTTCAACCCGCGCGGCGAATTTCGCGGCCATAAGGGCATTTCCGGCATCAGCTTGACCGACAACCCCGAACTGGCCTCACGCTATTTGGACCGATACGGCGAGATCGACTATAAGGGCGAGCCTTTCAGCAAACAGATGATGAAGGTTCTGATACGACCGGGCGAGATTGAAGGGTTCGACAATCCCATCCCTAGCCAATACACCCTCGGTGCGCCGCTGCCTGAAGGCTACGCGTGGCCTTCCGCGTTAGAAAACGTCGATACCGCTGTCTTCCCAGATGCCGTGCCACGGACAGGCGCTATCCGCCACCTCGAGCCGGGCACCCAAGGCGCTATCGAAGGTTTGGAGTACATCCTCCGCGACCCGACGCGGGTGCGCTCGTTTACCGCCGCCTTCGATCCTGAGTATTTTGACAGTCCAGATCTTATGAAAGCGCGTGGCGGCCTCGCCGTGAAGCCCCGTAAATATGCCGTCAAGAAATCAAGGAAGTAGCTATGGGTATTGGGTCACGTTTCGCCGCTAAGGCCGCAGCCAAAGCAACAGCTAAAGCCGCGACCAAAGCGGAACGCGAAGCCGCCGAACGGGCCGCCGCTAAGGCTGCCGCTAAGGCCGCCGCTAAGGCCGCCGCTAAGGCGGAACGCGAAGCTGCCGCTAAGGCTGCCGCTAAGACAGATAAACCACTAGCGGTTAAAACACAGTCAGCGGCACCCGCGTACATAAAGACCGGGTCTGGTGCAAATCGTGATTTGGCTGCGGATGTTTTCGCCGCTACCTCAAGCAAACAAAAAGGCGCACCTTCGTTTTCTGATTGGCGCGCGGCCAACGAGGATACCCTCGGAACCATGTTTGACTATGGGTCGCTTCGCAACGTCCCTGACGTTCCCCAGTTTCAGATTGAGCGGTCGGTTCCGGCGCAAGGGCCATCCGCTCGTATCGTTGACGCATTAGCGAACCCCGATGTTGCGCGCGGCATCAATGAGACAGTTGAACGTGGCGCGGAGCGCGGTGGGTTGGAGTGGTACAACACCGACCCGTTGTACCGGCGTTTGGTTAGTTCTGTCGGTGAGACTAACGCGCCCGCAGAATACTCACGCCTTATGGATGTTGTTGCGGCCACCAGCCCCCGCGCGAAGGTGCAAGACAACATTCGCATGGCGTCTTACTACAATTATTTGCTAAAGAATGGCATCCCTATCCCCGACAAACCTGCGGCGGGTTACGGCTCTATCGCCCAAGGCAGCCACGTTAAACACGCGCGTAACATCGGCAATGAAGGCGGCTGGAACATCTTTGAAAATCCAAAGCCCGCGAGCTTCTCCAGCAACCTACAAGGCAACCAACAAGTCGCTACGATTGATACGCACAATTTCCGTTTACCGGGGATTATCAGTCAAGACCCGCGCTTCCTCGCAACATCGTTCGACGAGTTGGTGAAGCCTGAGTTAAATGACCGCACAAAAATTATTGAGGATCTTGTCGCGCAGTACCCCAACATGCAAGGCGTGGACATAGATAGGTTCGTCTCCAGACTAGAAGGGCCGAAGCCTAAAGTTTCGTTCAGGCCGCAGGACTGGTTAAAGTCTGGGTCAATTTCGATGGAAGAAGCGGTTAATCGTCCGAACTTCTGGGCGTCGCAACCAAACGACAACGAGTACGGCTACTACGAGAGCTGGCAACAGGATCAAGCTAAAAAACTCGGCATGTCACCAGCGCAATATCAGGCGTCAATGTGGGTTGGCGGTGGCGAAGATACGGGCCTCGGCTCAGTCGCTGAACCGTTCCTAAAGACGTTTGAGGCCCGCATCAAGTACACCGCTGACCGCCTTGGCGTTTCCCCTGATGTTGTCATGGAGAAAATGCTCAAGGGTGAGATGCCTTTGATGGCGCAGGGCGGTTCGGTTGACGCGCAGGAGCTGGCGGAGAAATACGCCGTGTAACCATTTCGGGGATTGGCATCTGATGTGCGTCCCCGAAACTCCCAGTGTTAATGCGTTTCTTCATCGTCCGTCTCCCTTCGCTTCGGCCAGCAACGCGGCATAGGCAATGTTGTCCTCGGCGCTGTCGGCGTGGTACTCGCTGCGCGTGAACAGGCGCACCAGCTTGACTTGCTGCATGAACATCCAACCCTCGCTCTCGGTCAGGTCGCGGCCGGTGATGGCGTTGAAGGCCGTCACGATCTTGCCCATCGAACGCTCGCCCTCTGGCTCGTCATAGGTCGCGGATCGATCGTGCATGTGCGCCGCAGCGCGGCCCAACAGTTCGGCGGCCTTTGGCTCTGGCACCTTAGCCATTTCGTTAAGTTCTTCGTTTATCTCTTTGATGATTTTCATTTTCTTTTCCTTCGTTTCATTGCCTCTAACAGCACCTCTTGAATGCTGCGCTTACTTGACAGGCGCTCCATGACGACCTCGTCCACGGTGTCGCGCGCCAGTATCGGGTAAATCAGCACAGGGCGGTCGTGCCCCGCCTGCTTCTGCCGCATGGGGCCAATGCGCTCGATGATCTGCATGTGCTCTTCTAAATTCCAGTTAACGCCGAAGAACGCCAATATGTTCCCGCCGTCGGCCAAGTTCAGCCCGTGCCCCGCCGACGCAGGGTGAGCGAATAGTAGCGGCACCCGCCCGGCGTTCCAATCCCTGATCGTATCAGGGTTAGCGTCCAGCACCCTGCCTTGACGGAAACGGATTTGTAGACGTTGAAGGTCGTGCTTGAAATTGTAGGCCACCAAGACGGGCGCGCCGTTAGCCTCCTCGATAATGCTTTCCAGTGCGTCCAGCTTGGCATTATGGATGTCCTCCCACTTCCCTTCCTCGCCCACATACATCGCGCCGTTGGCAATCTGCAACAGCTTCTGCGTCCGCACGGCGGCGTTGGCCGCCTCGACCTCGTTCTCCGCGAGCTGCGCGAACATCTCCGTCTCCATCGACACGTACAGCTTGCGCACCGACGGGATGAAGTCGGTGTAGACTGGCACCACGTTCGGCTCTTCGACGGACAGCGCACGGACAGTCAGGCAGACGTCGCGCAGCTTCTCCTCGACCTCACGCTGCGTGTGCTCGTAAGGCACGAGGCTGTAGCCGTCGTACCCCTTGCGGAACCACCGCTGCTCGAAGGCGCTGAATGTGCGGCCCAGACGCTCGCCCTTGTCCAGAAACCATATCTGCCCCCACAGATCCTTTATGCCGTTGGGCGCAGGCGTCCCTGTGAGGCCGATAAAGCGGCTCCCCTCTCCGTGGACCACCTGACCCAGCATTCGTGCCCTAGAGCCTCCCTGACGCAGCCTGTAGGACTTCAGGCGGGTGAACTCGTCCGCGACCACAGTCTTGAACGGCCACGCGTCGCCCAGCTCCCTGCGGAGCCACCCGATGTTGTCGTAATTCATGCAGTAGATGTCGGCGTCTTTGGCCACCGCACGTTCGCGCTGCTTCGGCGTGCCTGTTATAACACTGACGCGCAGGTGCGACAGGTGGTCCCACTTCTGGACCTCCTCGGGCCACGTTGACTTCGCGACGCGTAAAGGGGCCAGCACGAGTACGGGGTAGATGTCGTCTATAACCGACATGTTGTCCAGCGCCGTGAGCGTGGTGACGGTCTTACCGCCACCCATCGGCATCCACAGCGCACAGCGCGGCACGTCGTACAGGAAGCGCATGGCGTCCTGCTGATAGTCGTGTGGTACGAAGGTACGTGTCACTCTGCCCCCTCGAACTTGGGCCGCGCAATGATGGTCTGCGGCACGCCTTCGCGCAACTCGTGCGCCTTGACGGTGGCCTTGCCGCGCACCTTCTCGCCGCGCTCAAACGCGATGCTGCCCTTGTAGACGATGACGTTGTTGTCACTGTCGCGGAAGATCGTGATGTAGACCGTGCCGAACTGGCTGTCGAAGCTGTGCGTGCGCTCGGCGGTCAGGTCGAAGTCGCGACGCTCGCCAACCGTGCCAACGTGGTTGGTGTTGGCATCGGCCGCCTTGGCCTCGGCGCGGGCAACTTCGCGACCGGCCAGCTTGTCCTGTGCGTTGGCAAACGCCTTAGCGACAGCGGCATGCTGGCCATCGGTAAGGCCGCCCCAGTTTTCGATAGCTTCGCGCATATTGTCAAGGAACTCACCGCGAGCGTAGAACGATAGCGGGTGACTAACGCGCTTGCACTTGCAACGATAGTCGCGGCCATTCAACTCGAAGCGGTGCTCAGGGTAGCCGTCTTCCAAGTGGCAGAGCGGGTCCAGCAGCCAGTTCTGCTTGCCGAACTCACCTTCGTTGAACAACCAGTCAGAGAGTATCTGCGCGTCTTCATGCGCGGCAAACCACTTGGCGCGGCCAGTCTTGGCGCGGTTTATCTTGATCCGCGCCTTGATAGCGGCTTCGTAGCGGGCTTCGTTCTCGATGTATGCCATGTCAATTCTCCGTTGTTGGTACGCCTTAGTGGCACATCAACTAACTGGTTGCAACCCCCTTTCGCACTTTTTCCACAATTTCGTCGATTTCTTCATTCGTCCGCGCAATGTACACCGGAATGCCGTAGGTCTGCATGCGCTGGATCTCTTGCTGCTGCACTTTGCTGACGCGGTCGTTGTCGGCCTTGATCTCGATGAAGGCCGCATTGGGCCACGTCCACCACACAAAGCAGTCAGGGCAGCCGTTACGGCCCTCCCAGCGCACCTTGCGGTACTGACCCCCGCTCTTCTGCACTAACTGCTTCAGGCGGTCCTGTAGCTTGCCTGCGGGCGTCATGCCTCAGTCCTTCTTGTAGCGGTAAGTTTCGAACCCAGCCGCAGCCAGCGGCAGGCCAACGGCCCACGACGGGTTGGTGGCCATGATCGACGCGAGGTGCGCCACGCTGTAGTCGTCCGTGTCCGGCACCTCGGTGATCAACTCGTCATGCACGCGGATGCAGACTTCGTAGCCGTGCTCCTCTGCGCCGACCATGCCGGTCATAAATACGTCGCGTGCGACGGCCTGAACGATGTTCTCCACCAGCTTGCCGCCGTAGGTCTCAATCCGCTCCCACTTCTTGGTGAACTGGTTCACGCCCTCGAACGTGATGCGTCCGTCCTCGATCTTGGCGTTGCGGTAGGACAGGTAGCGCCCGCTCGGCAGCTTGATGCGCAGCCAGTCGTCCTTCATGTCGAACTGAAGCATGTCGTAATGCGACAGGTCATCTGGCTTACGGATTGCCGCCTTGGCCGCCGCCTCGACGCCGTACCAGAGTTTGACGACGTTGCCGTGCGCCGTGCGCCACGCGCTGACCAGTGGTTGGATGTCGTCGTCGGACATGGCCGCGACCGCAGGGCCGCCCATCGTGCGGAAGGCACCGACGCCGCCCTGATAGCCGCACGCCAGCTCCATCGTCTTGCCGTACTGGCGCATGGACCCGTCGCCGTTCTTCTTGTTCTCGACCACCTCTTCGGGGTCGACGTTGAAGCCCTTGGCATACGCCACGACGTACAGGTCGTGCCCGACGCCTCGGTCGAAGTCGTAGAAGGCCTCGACCTTCCAGTCCTCACCGGCCAGCCACGCAAGCACGCGGCCCTCGATGTTGGACAAGTCGGCGATGACCAGCTTGCGGCCCTCTGGGGCCACTAGACAGCCGCGCACGGCGGACGAGCAGAGGTCGGTCACGTTGTCGAACAGCAGGTCTTCGCAGTCCAGCTTCATCGCCGCGATGCCGCCCTCGATCACGTCGGCGTCCATCGTCGGACGCGGCAGGTTCTGCGGCTGGAATATCCGCCCCGCGTCACGGCCTGTGCGCGATGCGCCGCAGAACTGAAGCGTGCCGCGTAGACGGCCGTCGGTCGACGTTGCGTCGAGCAGCACCTTGTACTTAGCTGGCGAGGTGGCTGCCGCCTGCTGCCGGATTTCCAACAGCTCACGCACATAGGGCGTAAGCCCATCGCTGCGGAGCAGTTCCGCGACCGTGCCCTTAGTCAAATCCTTTGGCGTGAAATTGTGATAGTCCCGCAGATACTGCAAGAAGCGCGCACCCTGCGTCAACTTCGTTACGTGTCCGCCTGTCAGATCGGCTGCACGAGCGGCCAGAGTTCCTGAAGTTCTTCGAAAAGCTCGAAGGGCTGCATGGGCGAGTTCGAGGTCGATGGCAATGCCACGGTCATTAACTCTTTGGTCGATCCGCCAAAGGTTCCGCTCACTCCGACTATTGTTCCAATTCGGCAGGCGTCCATATACGTCTCGCATCGCGTCCACATCGAGGCGGGCGTATTCGATGAACTCGTTCCATTCGGTGGGGTGACTGGCACTGTCGGCTCTCCTCAACTTCATGTTCTTTGGTCGTGGCTTCGTGAACAAGTGTATCAGCTTTTTACCCGCCTTGTCTTTAGCTTTATCGGTCGGGACACCAAGAACGTCGCATAACGTGCCCAGCGAGCCGGGGAGGCTGTGGGCCAGCGCCTGCACCATCGTGTCGCGTATCTTCTCCACCGGCACGTCCAAGCCGCAGTGGCGCAGCACGGTGCGGTCGAAGTGGCTGTTGTGAATGACGATCCGCTCGGCTGCGTTGATCAGCGCCTGAAGGTCGCGCTTCCACGCGGGGCGCTGCTGCGTGTCCCACACGTCGGTGGGCTGGTCGTCCACAGCGACGGCGACCAACAGCACCTCGGCCTCTTCGGCGTAGCGGTGCGTCCCATGCGTGATCGGCACGGGGCTGTAGGTCTCAAGATCTAGGTAAAGTATTTGCATGTACCCCTCAATTCTGGTGGACCGCGCCGCGCTAGTTACCAACAACGGGGAAGGGATCACCCGGTGCGTGGCGCGGCCCGCCAGAAAAGAGGGCGCGACGGTTGCTTCCAACTAATGCCGAAGCATCCAACCGCCGCGCCGTCTCTATAGCGTTAAATTAGGTCGAGGCCAATAGCCGACGCATATGCGTCAACAAGGTAGCGTTCTTCCTGCCGCTTGTCGGGGTCTAACGCCCGCAGGCGAAGGACTTGCCGCATGATCTTGACGTCGTAGCCGCGAGACTTGCCCTCGGCGAAAACGTCTTTGATGTCCTCGGCGATTTCCTTCTTCTGCTCTTCCATCTTTTCGATGCGTTCAAAGAGCAGGTTCAGTTCGTCACCGGCGACGAGGTTGTGTCCGATGTCCGACATTACAGAAGATCATCCGCGTCAACCGCGAAGTCAGCGAACTCGCTGGCTGAGGCTGGTGCGCTGCCGCCAAAGTTCTCGCCGTCATTGGCAAACATGACGCCGCGCAGGGTGCAGTTAATGCGCTGACCCCACTTGTTGTCCTGTGGCCAGATGTCGACCGACGCGTGGACGTAACAGCCTGAGTAGATCAGACGCTCAATCTCTGCGGTGCTTTTGACTTCGTTGCCGAGGCGGTCAATGACCGTAGGCTGTGTGCCAGCGTTGCGTGCGGACAGGTAGAACTTGTTCTCGAAGCCCGCATATGGCTGGCGTGTCTTCTTGTTGCGGTACTCGGCCTCAACAAAGCAGACTTTCCGGTCGTCGGTCAGGGCGTCGATCACCTCTTGCGCCTCGTCCTTCCACTTGTCCTTGGCCGCGTCCAAGATGGCGTCCTTGATCTGCTTCACGTGCTCGCCCTTCGGGTCGACGATCAGCTTTGCTCCGTAGGCTGGCTCGCCCTCGCCGAAGGATTGCGGCGAACCCAGAGCTGGGAAGGCGATACGGATATTTTTAAGCATTACTTGCATTTTTCATTTCCTCAGTTTGCAGTTAAGTCACGGAAATCATCCATGACGGGTTTTACGACCATCTCTGGCCGCTTATCGGTGGCGGGTGCCACTGATGGCTTGCCCTCGCTCCGAACGATCTGCTCTTGCAGGTTCGCCCAGCGCTTGGGGTTTTCTTTGAACACCTTCTCAGCCTTTGTGGGGCTGATCAGCTTGAAGTCATAGACCTGATCGTCACGCATGCGGAAGGTTTTCTTCATCATGTCTTCGACGGCCTTTGCGTCCCTCCAGTCGCGATTGCCAGCACGCCCTTCGACCAGCTTGTATCCGGTGACAGGCTGACCCGCAAGCAGGCGA